TATCTATATCAACAACTTGTACGAGTACTCTTAGTAGACACCAGTGGTGGGTATTTTACAGCGAGGTACAATCCTGTGTACGCAAAACAACTAACAATTAATAAGGGAGTGGACAATGTTCTGCTCTTTGAATTCATCAATCAAGACGAGAAGCCAGTGAACATTGCAGGTTCTAGTTTTGTTTTTCGTGTGGTAAATCAAGCAGGTGATGAACTCTTGGTAACCAAAGACATGGAAATATTGAGTTCAGCACTGGGGCGAGTCAAAGTGGTACTCAACTCAGAAGATACCATCAATATACAAGCACAACCTGCTAGTTATAGTATTCAACGCAGTGCAGGAAACTATGTGCAAGCGGCTTATGTGGATGCCAATTCACAAGCTAGAGCAGATTGTAACATAGTAGACAGTGTATTTCCACAGTTTGTGCCCAGTGCGATATGCACAGTGCCCGATATGTATGGTAAAAACAATTTTGTGGGCACAGCCCCTACACAATTTCCTGACTGGGCACTCACACCACAACCACAGAACTCTATTCAACAAACCGAATTCTACAGCAGTCACATGCCCACAAATGGTGCCAGCCTGACCACAGTAAAGTTTGATCTAGATACCTACACCGGCACGGTGAAAGTACAGGCTGCAGACAACTATGAATCAGTTTGGTATGATGTTACCGAAACTAGACAATATCTGAGTGAAACAGTGACTGATTATTTCAATGTAATTGGCTTTCATCCGTTGTTGCGATTGGCACTGAATAATTCTATTGGATACGGCGCATCGGGCAATGTGCAGGTCACCGACGGCGTGGTCACTGGTATAAGCATCACCAACGCAGGTTATTACTACGTGGCTCCGCCCAGTATTCAAATCCTTGGAACAGGATCTGGTGCTGTGGCCACTTGTACCATTGGTGATAACAACCAAATTTCTGGAGTGACCATTGTGAATGGTGGTTCAGGCTACTTGCCAATTCAATTCCAAGGTTCAATTGCTGCAACCGCGATATTCACAAACGGCAAGATTGAAAACGTTCAATATCGTTGATCTAGCGCAATAAATCTGTTATACTCAACAGATGCTAGACGTCCTTGCTTACCTGCCCGCAAAAAGAAAGCCCAGTCCACAGGGTTGGTTGAGTTTCAATGCGGTATGTTGCACCCATAATGGTAACAGTGCAGACAAACGTGGACGTGGTGGGATCAAAGCGACTGAATCAGGTTGGAGTTACCATTGCTTCAACTGCGCATACACAGCCAGTTTTATTCTAGGACGCACAGTTAGTTTCAAAGCCCGAAGATTACTGGGATGGATGGGTGTGCCAGACAATGAGATTGACATGCTCAATCTTGAAAGCCTGCGTCACCGTAGCATACACGGCATACTGGAAGATCGACAACGAGTATTCAACGCACTCAGTACTATTGAGTTTGAAGAAGCAGATGACTTCCCTCCGTTCTCAGAAGTAGTCACACCAGAGTTCCCTGCATACTGGAACTATATCCAAAAACGTAGAGTACCAGAAGACTTTCCCATAATGACTTCTATCAAAACAGATGGTGTTCATTGGGTCAGGCCGTTTGTGTTGGTTCCGTTCACATACGACAACCGGGTGGTAGGCTGGTGTGCTAGGTTCTTGGATGACAAACAGCCCCGGTATATCAATCACTCACAACCAGGCTATGTGTTTGGAACAGACTTGCAACATGCCAATTGGCAACATGTGTTGGTGATGGAAGGCATATTTGATGCACTGTCAATTGGTGGCCTGGCCGTGATGCACAACACCATAAGTGACGCACAAGCAAGATTGATTCGCAGTCTTGGACGTGAAGTCACTGTGGTGCCAGACCAAGATGTCGCAGGTGTAGAACTTATTGACCGTGCTGTGGAACTGGGCTGGGCAGTGACCATACCTGAATGGCCTGCGGGTTGCAAAGATGTCAACGACGCTGTGATAAAACTAGGCCGACTAGGGGCCTTGCTAACTATTATGGCCGCAAGAGAAACCAGCCGAATTAAAATAGAAATAAGGAAGAAACAACTTGTTAAAAGACTACGGACTTGATGTCCAAAGACTATTTCTAGAAATGATGTTGGAAGACGCAACAAGTTATGTGCGTGTTCAAAACATCTATAACCCGCAGAACTTTGACCGGAGTCTAAGGCCAGCGGCTGAGTTCATCAAAGAACACTCAGACAAACACAAGACCATGCCTGACAGGCAGCAGATTTCTGCAACCACAGGTGTCAAACTGCAACCAGTGCCAGACTTGAACGAAGGTCACTTTGACTGGTTCATGGGCGAGTTTGAGGCATTCACTCGACGTCAGGAACTTGAACGTGCTATTTTGAAATCAGCAGACTTGCTGGAGAAAGGCGAATTTGAACCCGTTGAAAAACTCATCAAAGATGCAGTACAAATATCACTCACTAAAGACATGGGCACAGACTACTTTGCTGATCCTAAGGCTCGCATTGAGAAATACTTCAACTCGGGTGGACAAGTAAGCACAGGATGGCCACAACTGGATAGATTGTTGTATGGCGGATTCTCAAGAGGTGAACTAAACATTTTTGCTGGCGGATCGGGTTCGGGCAAGAGTCTTGTGATGATGAACATTGCACTGAACTGGTTGCAACAAGGCCTGAGTGGCGTTTACATTACACTAGAACTATCAGAAGAACTCACAAGTTTGCGAACAGATGCCATGTTAACCAACATGAGCACCAAGGATATTAGACGTGACATGGATACCACCGAACTCAAGGTCAAACTTGTGGCCAAGAAGTCGGGCAACTATCAAGTGAAAGGTTTGCCGGCACAGAGCAACATCAACGACATTCGTGCGTATTTGAAAGAGTATCAAATTCAAACAGGCAAAAAGGTAGACTTTGTGATGATTGACTACTTGGACTTGCTGATGCCGGTGAGTGCCAAGGTGTCGCCCAATGACTTGTTTGTAAAAGACAAGTATGTGTCAGAAGAACTACGCAACTTGGCCAAGGAACTGGCAGTGCTAATGGTCACTGCAAGCCAGTTGAATAGAAGTGCAGTAGAGGAAATTGAATTTGATCACTCGCATATTTCGGGTGGTATCTCTAAAATTAACACAGCAGACAACGTGTTTGGTATCTTTACGTCACGTGCAATGAAAGAGCGTGGCAAGTATCAAATACAATGTATGAAGTCTCGAAGCTCGACCGGCGTTGGTCAAAAGATTGATTTGGAGTACAACATTGAAACCATGCGCATTACTGATGAAGGTGGAGACGAGGGCACTGGATACAACAGACCCCAAAGCAGTATCATGGACTCAATCAAGGCCAAAAGCCAGGTCAAGACTGCTGATACCGGAGGGGATGGTGAATCATCTCCACCATGGGAACGAGCCACAGGAACTCCTGCCTGGGAAAAAGGCCCACAGGACACAGGCAAAGTAACAGCAGATGTTCAAAGTGCAAAATTAAAACAACTGCTGGGACAGATTAAATCTTCATGACAGACATCTTTTGTCCCATGATTCACGGCGGGTTAAACGTCAATCTAAAGACCAACGACAATTTAGCATATAACCAATGCTGTCTGAGCACCACTCCTTTGACTTTTGTTGAGCAGGATATAATTGACTGGACTGGCAAAAATCTCAATAGAAACAGACAGGTCAATGATACCAATCAATGGCTTCCTGGATGCGGACAGTGCGAGACATTGGAAAAAGTTGGAATAAAAAGTTTTAGAAAGTCAATGATTGATAAATTTGGAACAAAAACAAACTTATCTGGACCGCAACGCATTGACTTGTTGTTTGACCGTAGTTGTAATTTGGCCTGCAGAACATGTGGTCCGCACTCTAGTACATTTTGGTCAAAACATTTAAAAGAAAACAACGTGATCCAATCGGTGTTGCCACAGACCAATAACATAAACAGAATACACACAATTCTCAAAAACTTAAATCTAGAAAATCTTGGAATGGTGCAATTTTGTGGTGGCGAAACATTACTAGGTACTAACTATTGGCAAACTGCTCAACTGTTGACAACACTAGTACCAAACTCAAAAACTCAATTAGAATTGGGATTTCAAACCAATGGTACTCAGCCCATTGATCCAAAGTGGTTTGAAGTAATTGATAAATTTAAATTGGTCAAACTGATGATCAGTATAGACGGAGTTGGTGACAAATTTGAATATTTGAGATGGCCTGCAAGTTGGAATCAAGTTGCAGATAACATTTTAGAACTAAGAGAAAAACTTCCCGGCAATGTGATGTTTTTTGTACAAGAATGCACCAGTTGTTTGAATCTGTATTATTACAATGAAGTTGGCAATTGGGTCAAAAATAATTTTGCCACCAATCGAGAAGGCGATCCAACGAATTATACCACACAACTTGCTGAGCATGGTTATCTTAACGTTAACACAATCACGCAAGAGTATGTTGACGCTTTGCAAGGAACAGACATGATTCACATGCTGTCTCCAAATTGGCAAGAACGCCCCGATGTTATTAAAACTTTTCTTAAAGAAACACAAAAATTTGATCAACTCCGGGAGCAGGATTGGAAAAAAACTTTCCCCGAAGTTGCTGAGTTTTATCGT